TAGTAGTATACGCACCCATTCTTGCACGTCTTGCTGCTTCTTGTCGCATAGTAGGTGCAATAACTTCTGCACTTACATCTTCTGCAGGTGGTGGTGGGGCTTTTGGTGGTGCAATTGGTCTACTTCCTCTACTTCCGCCCATAACTTAATCTCCTGATCCTGTCTAGTTTATAAAACTTTAAGGGTTTATCCCCTCGTTCAAACGCAACCCAAGTTAATTCGTATGGGCATATCTCATATAGACGTTTTATGTCTCCTGCGGCATAATGTACATACCAACAATCTAATTTGTCAAGACCTTTTTTAACATTTTTTCCTTGCAATATTTCTTTGTTGTGCATTACCGCCATAACAAACAAACGATTATCGCTATATACCACTCCAGTCGTTAAGTAATGTTGTATCAACTCCTCTAAATCGCTCCCATAGCGGTCTATCGCCTTCTGTATCGGTGTGTTCACTAACATACTCCTCTGCTTTACCCACGCTAGTAGGTAGATTTTTTGCTATACCTGTTCCTAAATACGACTCTACTAGGTTTAAATGTATAGCCATTACCATAGTTCTAAAAGCATCTGCTCCATGAGAGTGTGAATCGTGTACAGGTCTACCAGATGATCCCTCTCGGTAGCTAATTAAGTGTTCAAGTAAGTCTTCACATCGTTCGTGTATAACTACATTGCGTAACATACGCCTACATATTTCTATATCTTGCAATACTGAGTTGGTTTTAGGTACTCTTCTAAAATCTATACCTACTTCTTTGGCTCTAGTAACTAAATCACCAAATAACATACGCTTAGATACGTCATGCGGTGCGTAATGCCCACCATAATTATAGTTTTTGCTGTTTATTACCACAGCATAGTCTTCTATCTTTTTACCTGTTGACTCGTGGTAATCAATAATAAAGGGTTTTCCATCCACCAACTGAGCAAATACAATGCTAGTAGCATCACTAGTACCCAAGTCCCAAAAGGTATACACCTGTCCAGAGCCAGTATAGTTGCCGAAACGCTGTTCATTCTTTAAAATTTCAAGCTCGTGTCCATAATATGAGTTCTCTACCTGTGATACTGCCTCGTTAAGATATTCCTGCCTCGCCATTGAGTAAGAAATAATTCCGCTATCCACATCATCTTGGATATTCTTATAAGTTTTGCCGTCATATGGATTAATTTTTCCAGCCAATTCAGGATTAATTGACATACCATCACCCACCCAGTAAGCAGTTTTTGTGTCCTCAAGTGTGTACCATTGAGTAAACCAATCCTTGCGGTCTTTGTTATTTTCGTACAGTCGCCATAGATGATTCGACTTTCCACGCAATGTGCCATTAAAAATAACGAACGCAGAACCTTCTGTAAGGATAGGAGCCAAAAAGCCACTAACCTCCTCTTTATGCAATGAAAACTCCGATAAGACATAACCTGACCCTCCCTGTCCTACAAAATTTAAGTTATCTGTTCCGTCTATCTTTATACGACTTCCGTTAATTAAATCCAAGAAAAAATCAGAATTGTTTTTACGTCTAACAATTTCACTAGGACATAGTAGGTCTATTAGTTTTTTACCCCCCGCCCATTCACAGATATTGTCCCACAATGCCCGCTGCGCCCACGCTCTAGTTGGAAATAAATAGTAATAGTTACCTGCAGTTTGTATAGCTCGCTTAACTAAAGCATTAAATGAGGTTACATCTTTACCCGCTCTTCGATGCCAAGATATAACAGAATACTGTGTACCTGCGTCAAATGCTTTTAAAAAAGGTACTTGATAATCTCTAGGCGATATCGTTGGAATTTGGATTTTCATTAAGTCTCTCGCTGTAGCATAATAAACATACCGACTCTATGACATTGCCATGCTTATCCTCTACCTCTATGATAGGATTGTCAGATGTTTCTAAACAACAACACTCGTAACACGTTCTACTCATAATTCTATTCCGTTTACAAAATCAAAATCTATTCCACAGTATGGGCAAAACTTTGGGTCGTTTATTCCTAGAGGTAGCTCGTGTACAAAAAAATAATTTCTGCAGTCATAACATTCGCAATAACTTAGGTTATCTAACACTTCTACTAACTCTTCTGGGCTAATTTTTTTCTCCTTTTTGGTGGATTGTAGTTTACAACCTCTATTATAATATCTTGTTCTTGTTCTCCTAACCCTGCTAGTTTAGCTAGTTTATCCGATGCTTGTGCGTTTCCTCGCTCGCTTTCAGTAAACAAATGCTCTAATACAGCTTTGCGTAATCCATCTTTATCTTCAAGGTCAACAGAAGATGCAGCCACTTTAATTTGTTCTTGTGCTTTGTTAAGTTCTTTATATACAGATTCAAACTCTTGAGATAAAGCCCATAGCTTTTTATTATCACCAGAACACTCTTTTAGTCTGGCATATATTTCTTGAGACTTCATAAATGCCTTATAACTCTCTAGGTATTGTAAGTCAACTCAAATTTTAGAAAAGTTGGTCGAGGTCTAAATACAAAATTATTTTTTTAATTGACTCTTGATACTACCCTTTTAAAAAAGCCCCCCTTTAAAATTTTTTCTAATCAATATTATTTTATCGATATAATTAAATCAATATAGCTCAATCGATATAAATATATTAATTGGCACGTTTTTTGTTTTGTGTGCGTGTTGACTGCTGAACTTTTCAAGATTGTAAAAAGGTCTAAACTCTTTCTATATATGCCTTTTATTATCTCTTTATATATAGGGTTTATTGTTATTCAATATCTTTGTAAGTCGCTACATATCAACCACTTACAACAGATCGACAAGACTAAATAAAAAAATATGTAAAATTATGCCTTCATAAGTCGTTGATTATCAAGCACTTACAAAAGTTAAGCAAAAAAAATGCTCTCTTAATAAATTTTGATCAAATTATTTTCAAATTTTCTTCAACGTCATAAGTTGTTGATTATCAGTAACTTACGAAAGCAAAACCAAAGCGTAAAAAAAATAAATCTAGCATATCAAAAATGATTTGTTAGCTTGGAATCGTTCTCAGTTGAGGTAATAAAAACCGAGAGAAGATCCGACGAACTACAGGAACTTGCTGAGATAGGTCGAAAGCTGATCGAGTTGATACTAGTTACAACTTGACGACCTTAAAAACTCAGTGGCAGTGTCAAAGGACACAAATGGAACGCCAAAAAGTACCGACCTAAGCGGAGAAAGTAAGCTTTAACGGATTCGATAGGATAAATCGACCCCATGTGATTAGGTAAATATAGCCTTACCAAAAGGCGTGAAAGCATGGCTTAATTGAGCAAGAAAAGAACGACCAAAACCCTAGAAATAAAATAGCGAGTGGGCATAGTGAAAGACCACCAGTGTAAAAACTGATTTTATTGACTAGGGTTTTTTATTTTATTCTTTCGGGTTGTAAGATTAAACCCGTCATTTTTTAAAATACAATTAAATAAAAAAAGGGGTACACATGGCAAACAAAGAAAAAGTTGAAACAGGTAAAACAACATGGAGAAAAGATATTAAAAATAAAATGGTTGAATATTTAAACAAAGATAACAAAACCGAAATTTATTCCGTTATTCGACACGTTGCTAGAAGTGGAGAAATGCGGTATATATCTTTTCACGTTATATCAAGCTATAACAACGAAAATTACTTAGGCGATATTACTAAATCAATAGGCTTAATATTAGACCTACCTTATTCAGAAAAACACAACGGATTAAGAATAAAAGGTTGTGGTATGGATATGGCTTTTCATACTGTTTATAACTTATCAGATGAGTTATACGGAGACGGCTACAAATTACGCTCAAAAATTATATAATGGTTGTTTTTGATAAGACGCAACCAAATTAAAAACTAAACAAATGGAATCTTCCTAGATAAGAAAAAAACTGTCTACTTATCAAATACCTTGGCGGAGTATAGGTGAACCGCCCCAATTTTTTAATAAACGAAAGGGGTCTAAAATGGAATTCAAATCCTTTGAAGATATGGCTAAATATTTATTGCCTTTATTATGGGCAGAATAAGCCAAATACCTTGGCGGAGTATAGGTGAACCGCCCCAATTTTTTAATAAATGAAAGGGGCATTATATGCTTAAATTATCGAAAATTAACGAGAAAATATCGATCTCATTCAATGAGACTAATGACTGCGTAGTTCGTGCGTTGGCAAATGGTTGCAATATGAATTACAGACAGGCTCACGCAATCCTAAAAAGAAAGGGCAGAAAAAATAGAAAAGGAACACCTCATAGAATAACTATTAATGTCTTTTTTCAACATTCAAAAGGTAAGATTTATATACCTTCAGACTACGACCATATTCTAGAAATTTCTAAACGATCTAAAAAATATGATGTTAAAATTGTAGATGATGCAAATAAACTCGGAATTGATATGCAATATGAAATTGTGCCTAGATTACTAACAATTAGCCAATTTTGTAGAAAATACAATAAAGGCAGATATTTAGTAATAGTCAGAGGTCATGCTCTAGCTGTAGTTGACGGAGTGCCTCAAGATTGGACATCTACAAAAAGCAGACACCATATAGGAACATTTTTTGAAGTTAAATAAAATAGGAGAATACATGGCTAAATTAACATTAGAACAAGTAATTAATATAGTAAACAGAGAAGAAGAAATTGCCAATAAAGAATATTATATAGCCAAGACGTTACCAAAAAGTAGCGTTCATAGGAAATGCAGGTATGATACTCGCAAAAAATGGCAAGAAAAATTAACTGTTGCAATGTCGTTGGCTCGTATATTAGACCAACAATATTGGGACTCAATAAAAAAAGATTTTTCTTACGATGAAAAATAATAGCTTAATGTGAGGCTAGCTCCCTCACCCACTTTTAATAAATAAATAAATAAGGAGTAATAATGACACAGAAAGAAATTAAAAAGATTCAAGATACTGAAATTAGATTATGTCAAATACTAAATCGTGACTTTAAAGATTTTGGGCATGATAACGTATGGACTCAAAAATCTTTGAGTAGTTGGAATGCGATATGGGAGTTAATGGTGCAATTAAATATAAAGCCAAGATATAAAGAAAGAGAATTTTTGTATACAGGCTGTGGCATAAGGAGACTAATATGACAATGATACTACCTATGAAAGAATTTGAGATTGTAGATGAAAATGACAAGGAATTATTGCTTATTGAAAAACAAATTGAAGGTGTGCCTACTTTGTGGCTTCATTGGTTAGAAGATGAACCTATTGAAATCAGACTCGTAAGAAGTGTTTGTAGCCATTGTGGTGGCACAGGAAGGATTGTTAACCCTGCTATTGAGGGAAATGGGTTCACATCTTCCGAGTGGCATGAAGCGTGTTCAAATGATGATGAATTTGAGCGTAATTATTGGAACGGAAATTATGATATATCATGTCCAAAATGTAAGCGTGGTCGCTGTGCTAAAATAGCTGATAGAGACCCTTACAAAGACATGATTGAACAAAACATAAGGGAATATGAAGACCAAAGAGATTGGGAAGAAAACGCAAGAGCAAGAGGTATACAATTTTAAATTAAACGAAAGGGAAACAATGAAATATGTAGCATTATTTTGTCGTGACGATTCCGACTACAAAAAGTTAGATCAATGGGACGTTTACGACAAGCAAAGAGGAGCATTAAATTTTACCGAGGAATTGTATGATGGCTATGGTAAAATTACAGGCAGACCATTTGTAGCACACCCACCCTGTAGATTGTGGGGTAAACTAGCACACATGGCTTGTCGTAATCCTGATATTTCAGGAAAGATGAAACAAGAAGAAAAAGCATTGGCTTTATGGTCGATCATTAGAGCAAGACATTTGGGCGGAATTGTAGAACACCCATCAAGTTCAAAACTATGGGATAAATTAGTCCCGATTGGAAAAGTAGATCGTTGGGGTGGATATGTTATCGAGATAGATCAATATGATTTCGGTCATGTAGCACATAAAATGACCAAGTTATATATCGTAGGTTGTCCGCTCGATAAGTTGCCAAAACTACCAGAAAAAGACAACACGATACACTTATGTGAAAAAGGTAAGAGGCGATCTATATGCGGAAACGTGGAAGGCACGACCAGATGTACACAGAAACAAAGAGAGTATACACCACATAATCTAATCAAATGGTTTGAGAAAACATTAGATCAAATACATCTTTGGAATGAACATATGGGTCTAATTTCAGATCAATCATTTAGTAGAACCTTCGCTTTTTCTCAGAGTAATACAGAAGAATATGATGAATCAGAAATATTAAACAAGTGGTTTCATCCTATATGGGAAACCGCAGTAGGAGAAGAATGCAAGTAAAAGTTAGAATCAATAAGAAGAAACCGACATTACTTCATGTAGTAAAATATGAAGGCAAGAGTTATTACTTCAATAAACTAGAAGAAGCACAAAATAAATTAAAAGAATTAAAAGGAGAATAGTAATGAGAAATATAGAACCAGAATTAATTATACATCATTTCTTTTCAGATGAAATGATTAACCATATGGATATAACAAAGTTGCATAAGCTAAAAGATATTAGTGAACTAGAAGCAGATGATGTAAAAGAATTTGTATTCGAGAACTTACATAAAGTTTGGGGTTCTTGTTATGATACTCACTCATCTTCAGATTTTTTAAGCAACCATTTTCTTCAGCTTACGCATGGGTTATTGCAACGATTGTGCGATAAAGATTGGGAATATATATTAGGTAATATAAAGGTAAGGTTTTATGAAATGGAGGAACGACAAGCATGAATTGGTCAGCAATATTATTCGTGATCGCTATGGTTGAAAGCGGAGGTAATCCTAACGTAAAAGACGGAGACAATGGTCAGTCTTGGGGAATGTATCAAATACAATCAGCTTACATTGAAGATGTGAACCGAGTGTATAAAACAAACTACACTCACGAAGACGCAAGAGATAGAAACAAGGCTGAATTAATCGTAGTAAAGTACCTTCGATATTGGGGTAATCGATACGAATTAAACACAGGCAACGCTCCTGCAGCCGAAGATTATTTTCGACTTCATAATGGTGGTTGCCATTTTTACAAGAAGAAACACAAGACAGATAATTATGTAAAAAAATGTTTAAAAGTTATAGACAAGTACAATTTAAGTATATAAATTAATAGTAACAAAAGGAGAAAAGGAATGAGTATAGAACCAGAATTAAATCCGCCTTGGGTTTATGAACCACACGAAGACATTGAACTCAATCGTCACACGATTACATTTACAGTTGATTGTGAAGATGAGTTAGATGAAGAAGGTATGAAGTATGAAATCAGCAAACTGCTACGAATTAATGAAGATAGAAATGAAGAAATAGTATCGTTTAAATTAGAAAGGGAATAGCGTGAGTGAATTAGAAAAATTAGAACATATATCTTGTGCTATCCAAGAAGCTATGAATGGTAATAAATGTATGTTATTTGAAGCATTAGGATATGTTGAAGATATTAGAGAAAAAGAATTAGAAAGGAAATAACATGAGTAAGTTAGATGAAATGATAAAAGACGCACAATGGACAGTAAATTGGCACACCGAAAAATTAGAAGAAGCAAAACTTAAACTGAAAGCATATCTTGGTATGAAGGAGAAAGGTAATGATTAAAATAATTAGATTAGAAAGCGAAGGCGAGGTTATGTATCGCATCGAAGATCGTATCAATAACAATCGTGATGGTTGTCAACAAGTAATCGTCTTAACCCGTGATGAGTTAGGCGACTTACACCACTTGATAGACGTACAGTTTATGAGTGAAGACCCCAACTATGAGGAGTCTATGCAACCATTGACGCAAGAAGAAATTAATAACGAGATGGCACATGATGACCACAAAAATAAGTGGAGCGAATGATGAACCAAACAGAATTAAAGAGATATAATCATTGGAATCGTGTGCTATGGAGAGAGTATAGTCACGATTGGGATTCTTTATTCTTGGATATAAAGAACGAGTGTCTTAAAATTAAGATTGCTTGTCTTATCTTTTGGGATTCAACTGAAAAGAAACTTGCTGACAATAGAGATTATACTTATCTTAAATTATTATCAGATAGTTATGGTGCATTCGTAGAGGAAGGATATTCAAAGAAAGAATTATACAACGAGTTAATAAGAATAGGGTATCCTGATTGGTTGGCTACTAAAAGATCAACGCCACCCAAAATGGACAACTAACAGAAAGGAACAAGATGATACTTAAATTAGTAGGAGTTACATTCGCAACGCAACGTGATCCAAAATTAAAAGAACTTAAACCAAGTGGAGTGGTAAAGTTTGAGGCAGAGCCAGATAACGAATACGATTCAAATGCGGTCAAGGTTTTATACAAAGGTAATCACATTGGTTATGTGCCAAAATCAGAATACGCACAATCTGCAGCACTTGAGGCAGGGACTGCTAAAATACTAGACTATGCATACTATCACTCAGAATTGAAATGGAATACAGATCATATAGGTCAGTTTCAATCAATGACTTATGAGATTGATACTCCCTTCAGAGATGACGGGCGTATACTTGGTGGTAGATATATCCGTTGTACTACATTCTTAAAATACTTTGATACGAGTGGTGGTGCTGAAGGATTAATCCGTTGGGCATTTAGTCAAGGTACAACCTACGATCAGTATGAAGAAGCATTGAATGAGTGTGCAGAGAATGGTACACTTATGCATGATGAGATAGAACAATACTTCAAGAATGGTATGCGTATTGAAGAAAGAAAACATATGCCAGAAGGTTGGGATAATTGGTGTGAGAAATATGAGCCAGAGTTTGTATATGGTGAGGAAAGATTCTACGACAACAACCTAATGGTAACAGGACAACCAGACTTTGTAGGTTATATTACATACAAAGGTAAACGTGTAAGAGCGGTTGTAGATTGGAAATCAAGCAAGAGACCTTCACTTAAACATAAGATACAAACTAGTATCTATGCAAAGAACTGTTTTATTGATGAACAACCTGTCGAGAGTGCAATGGTTGTTGCCTTCGGTGCTGATACCTTGCAGGGATACAGTATAGGGTATGTTGATCAAGAGCAAATTGAATCAAACTATCAAGCAATGACATATATTCGAAAGGCTATGGAGTGTGTTGGTATAGTAGCAGATGAGTTTTAGAAAGGAGAAACATGGATAAATCATTACACGCTTTCAATGTAGAGGAAGCAAATAAGTATGGAGTGGAGAAGGCTATACTTCTGCAGCACATTAGATTCTGGTGTGTTCAAAATAAAGGTAAAGATACACATGAACATGATGGTCTAGTTTATATGTATCAATCAGCACAAGATATGCACAAGCATTATCCCTACTGGTCACGACAAAAGATCGGCAGGTTGCTACGAGATATGGAAGCTGAAGGAATAATTAAATCAGGTAACTTCAATAAGTTTGCCTACGATCAAACGAAATGGTATACAATAAATATCGAATGTTCAGAATTAAACAATCGAAGTTCAGAAAGTGAGCAACCTATACCAGATACTAACACAGATACTAAAACAGATAACTTGTTTGATGATTGTTGGGCTATGTATGGTCGTAAAGGTAATAAGCAAACTGCGTTAAGATATTGGAAGAAGCTATCATTAAA